ATTTAGCCTTGCCTTATATATGGCCTCGTCAGCAACAGCAAGCTGCCCATTCGCTTTATCGGCCTGCTCTTGCAATTGTTGCTGAATAGCTGCGGCGTTCCCCTCAAGCAGCGCTATGGTTTGGTTTGCCTGCTCAATAGCCTGCGTAGCAGTGATGTCCCCGGCAGCCTGCTGCCTAGAGATTTCTTCAGCATTCTTCATAGCATTTGCAGCTAGCGTTTTTCTTTGCAGCTCACTGGATAAACCTATACCGGAGCCAGCTACTACTGCGGAGTCGTATATATCGTATGCGTTGTCAGATATGGCTACTCCACCGTCAGAGTTTGTTACCAGACCAACGGGTTTCCACGACCCGTCTTCTCCGCGAGCGTTGCGAACAGCTATGAAATCTCCCTGAGCCTCCAATCCGCTATCCGCTAACATCTTAACAACTTGCGGATCTTTAGTTGACTTAACGAGTATTCTTTCCCCGCTAGCAGTAGCGTTGTTTATGTTCGAGTTCGCTACAAGGGCTTGATAAGTATTCGCGTAATTTATAGCCGCTGTTTCATAGTCTCCGTAGTCACCTTTTTCTTCAGAAAACTTTTTGCGGTCCTCGTTAGTTATTTTATCAATAGGCATTTTGAGTTCTGCTGCAATCTCTATATCTCGCGCTTCTATAAGCGCTTGCATAGTGTTACCAGCCGCTAGGTACTCCTCTTGTGCCCTGTTAGCCGCTTGTGCTTGCGCTTGAATATCAGATAGGCGCTCGATGTTATCCGCAGTTCGCCTAATATTTTCAAGGTTAACCGCAGCATTTTTTAACCCAACTTCTCTATAAGCCTCTGTGTTTAGCTCACTCGCTTTAACACTTGCCAGTTGGTATTCTCTCGTGGCCTCTATCTGAGCATTCTTTACCGCTATCTCAGCGGCGTGCTGCTGGTTTGAAGATTCTATTCTTTCCCTTTCGATATCAGCACTGGTGCTAATGCGGTAGCGCTCGTTATCAGCATTACGAGAGCCAATAACGTAGTTCAGCAGGCTGCTTGTAGTACCGCCGTCGATGTATACACCGGGAAACGCCATACCTAAAACCTCTCTTACGCAAACACCATCATAGCCATCATAGCCATCGTAGCAGCCATCTGGGCTTGCTGCTGTTTACGCGCAGCATCAGCTTGATCGTTAGCAGCGTCCATACGCGCTTGCCCAGAGGACGCTATACCGGCTGCTGCGCTAGCCTCACCTGTCATACCACGCCCAAGGTTAATCATGTTGGTGCGACCGGCAGACTCCATCTGCGCCTTGGTCTGGCGGGAAGTATTAAGCATCCCTGCTGCTTCAGAATAGTTACCTAGATCACGCTGTTTATCCGCGAAGAACATCGTAGAAGGGTCTACTTGCGTACCGTATCTAGCAGCCTCACGCGCATCCCTGCCAGCCAGCAGCCCTTGCTGCTTCTCCATAGCCTCGCGGGTACTTTGTACAGACCCAACATTTGATATTTCTTTATTAAAGTCCCCCAGCAGAGGGTCATACATCTCCTTGAGCCCTTGGAGATACTTATTTACTGTATCAGGCGTTTCCCTGTAACCGGCTTGTAGGGACTGGTTACGAGGATCGCTTTTGTAGGCCTCACTTTGCGCCCGCCATGCGTCACGTTCTACCGTGTACGCCTCCATCTTTTTGAGATAGTCAGGATCGCTTTGCGCCTTTCGATAGCCTTTATAATTAGAGCCATACTCAGTGATGGGGTGTCTAGGTGCAGCACCGGGTTTAGCGACCGGTGTCTCGTTAAACGCTGGTGACTTTAAAATGTCGCTCGACAGGTCGCTACTCATCTTTATTCCATCCCCACATAGAACGTGCAGAGTCGCCAAGGGTAAAGCGGCGATCAAAGTTATATCCAGGTATACCGTCTTTGCTTAAAGCCGTGGCTGCATTTGGATCTGCTTGTATCGCTTTGTATTCTCTATTAGCTGAGCGGTATCTGCCTAGCAGACCTTGCTGTTCAAAAGGAATAGTAGGGTCACCGCCTCGCGCCCAGTCGGTCCCTCCCATCACCCCAGCAGTCATTGCTACGTCGCCTATGGCCTTTGCTCTAGCTGCACGGACCTGCTCATCGGCTTGCATCTTATTGATAGCGACAGACGTAGAATCACTAGCTACGTCACCGAGTCCTTGCGCGTATTGTTTCGATACACCCTGCCCGGTCTGTAGCAATCCAAACTTCTTGTCTAAGCGCTGCTGCTCACCGGATATCTCCGCCTGTGCTAACGCCCCAGCGGCACCCTGCATACCAGAAGTCCCAGCAGCGTGCCTACGCATGACATTGCCAGCAGACGATAGCGACGTACCTGTCTGTGTAGACATAGCGCGTTCCTGCGCTCGCGCACTGGCCTCTGCCTGCATGGCTGAGAACTGCGACCCTCGATTTAGAATACCTTGCCGCGCTGCGTTAGTATCTTTGTCGTACGCATCGCGTATCTCTTCCATCTCAAGAGGCAATACAAACTCTTGGTGCCGTCTAAGGGTAGATAACGCATTCGCAGCGTTTTGTCGCTCCGCAGCGGTAGGTTTAACTTTTGGTGCTGAGCCGCCCATATCTTACCCCTCGTACATAACCTCTGTGCCTATCTGCACAAACCCGTTCTTAGCGTAGCACCCGGCTGCCCTGTCTTGGTTTACATCACAGGATGAAGCCATTGTGATAAGTTTAACGCCGTTTTGCTTAGCCCACTCTACATAAGCACTTATCAACGCATCTGCTGCGCCTGTCCCTCTGTGCGAGGGTGCCAGATAGAGTATCTCGTCACAGGATACCTTACCGTCGCACCACGGCTTCTCGCCTATCTGAGCCATAAGACCGCCAGCTAGCACACCGTCTTTACTGACTGTCCAGCCGCAGCGCTTGTGGCGAGCGTAGGGGTCGGTATATGACAGCAACCACGCTCTAGCGCTATCACGGTTATAGGTTAGGCGACTATAGACAGGGGATTCTCCGTGGAAGAACTGCCCCATAGTGAGTACGAGCAAGACATCCTGCGGCTCGAAAAGCTTTACTTCATAGTCCGCCATAGACTAGCTTTCGCAATTTAGGAACATCGTCAGAGTCGGCAGTACGACGAGCGTCATCAAGAGATGCTTCAAACAGGTTGCGATGGTACGCCGCTATTTGTGAGTTGAACCACGGCGCAGAAGGGATAGCCAAGAGACGAGCGAGCGTACCGTCTACGATGATGTACTGAAACCTGTCCATGTACACTTCATCGAGAGCAACCGCGTCCCTAGACGGCTTCACAGCCACTTCGCCAGACAACGAACCAGACGCCTCCGGCGCAGGGTACAGTAGGACACTGTTCAGAGTGTTTTGGTCCCGAAGGTACATCTTCGGGGTACCAATAGCGGAGCGCCATCCGGAGTCATCGACATCCAACAGCGTAGGAGAGCGAGGGGCTAAGCGGGTACCGTCAAGCGACAGCACTACCGGACGCACTAGCACAGTGTCGCAGGGGAGAGTCAGTTCTACACTGGATTCGCCGGGGAATACAGGCTGCTCACTGATAGTGAACCTGAAACACTCGGCCCTATCCGCCAGCTCTCGTGCTGCATTACGAGCGTTGCGGATGATAGTAGGCATCGGACAGGCAGCCGCTACCGATAGCACCTCCGATGCCAGCTCCCTGAACTCGACTTCCGCCATATCACTGCACCGCTCTCATAGTGCTGACGTTCTGATTGGGGCTAGAGGACTGCTCCGCTTTCAGCTTAACGCCAAGGCTATTGTTGAAGGCGTTATAGTGGTTGGTAGCGCGAGTCTGGTTACCAGCGTAATCAGTATCCTTGGAGTACGCACGGTACAGCAGGTAGTCCAGAATGACGTTGGCGTAGATGTCGTTCAAGGTAATAGTAGAAGACAGAGCCGTAAGGTCGCTTGGCGCTTTAGAGTAGATAACCTCTACTGACCCGCCTCCAGTATTGGGGGGATACACCCAGTACGTGTCTGGAGCGTCTTCATCGAAGATGTAGTGCTCAATCATGTCAGTGGCTTGGTCTTGATGCCAACTGTTGTTCTCCGAGTCCATGATGTTTCTATCGACTCGCCGTACTGCGCTACCGTTCGTATTACGAACTATGGCAAGCAGCAACAGCCCCGCAGCAGGGAGCGCTTGCTTAGTGCCGGGGACGAGCGAGACGGATTCTACCGCGCTATACGCGTTAGGTTTCAGTAGGACAATTTCACGCTGTGCATCATTCAGCCACTTCAGCAACTCGGGGTCCAACCAACGGGTACCGCCGCTCGTCGTATCCTGAAGAATGTGCCGTGCGCGGTCTACGATGGCTTGTGCGACGATAGTACCCATTTACGTTTACCTCGGGTTCATTGTGTAGTCATCCCACGCAGCATCACGTAGGGCGGCAGTCATGCCGGGAATATCTCTAAACACTGAGAGGCGTGGCCTGCCGTCAGCGGCAAAATGCTCCGTCCCCAGAGAATCAAAATGCTGCGTAAGATGTTGGACAGCCTGCGCGACGATATCTTCGTTAGCTAGCTGTTCATCCTCACGCTTTTTTCTTTTCCTGCCGATAAACGTAGCGCCATGCTGTACAGCGTAGTGCGCCATGTCGTCAGGCAAATCCCTCGGTTCATCTGGCTTGAGCCACGTTACGTTAACACCGTTGTTAGACACTACTCGCAACAGCACTTCAGATACGACTTCCATTTAAACTCCTAAAGTGACTGCCCCCCGTTACCGGGGGGCGTTACGTTTACGCTTTGGTTGTTGCGTAGTCGATTGCCAAGACGCTGAAGTCTTCAGTCTCGCCAGTGTAGATGCTGTTGAACTGGGGCTTCAGGAAACCAAACATCTTACCGACAGAGATGCCGGGCTGGTTCTTGTAGTCGAAGTAATCTTCTTCCCAGTAAGCGTTACCAATGTCAGCCATTGCCAGCGCTTGAGCACCACAGAACAGAGCACGGCATCCATCTACGGTGCCATCCGTTCCCCACTTATTACCGGTCCCAAGTCCCTGCGTATTAAACACATGCCGGAACTCGTGAACGATGATGCCATCGACCATGACACTGGAGGTGCCAGCGAACAGCTCGTTCGACTTACCGCGCACTCCAGCGTTACGGACGTTAGCGATGTAGTCGGGATCGAGCTTCAACTGTGCCATCGCGGTCGGGGTCACGAAGCAGTGGAACACTTCTTCGCCAGCACCAGACCGGATGCCACGCATATACTGGTTCTTGGCATAAGCCTTGGCCAGTACGAGCGAAGCGTAGGTGATGGTGTCACCCGCTTCTACTGAGGGCGTGTCACCAAGCTCAAAGTCCTTCGTAGTCGCACTCCACCGGAGGTGCCGGTTGACGGACGGAGGAGCAACGTCATCAGCGAACTCCAGATCAGCAAGGTTCTGGCCAGTAGTCAGGACAGGACGCAAGGCACCGTTGTTGCGAGTGTTGTAAGCGACACCTGACAGGGTGAGGAACCCGAGCTGGTCGATACGATCAGCAGCCCAGTACGCCAGCACATCGCGGCTTTCCTTACGGAAGTTGACGATGGATGCTTGGTCAGCCATGCGGCCAGCCAGACGGTTAGCGTTACGCAGTTGGTCGATCTGGATAACTGCTTCGGAGAGACCCATTGCCTCTTCGTTGCCTTCCAGCATGTAGTCCCCGACAACACCGTCGCCTTCCAGATCCGGGATCAGGGTGATAACGGCGCGGGCGCCTTTCTCAGACTTCTTCAGCTCGGTAATCCGCTGAACCATCGAGTTCGGGCCTTTACCGGCAAATTGCGCGATGAAAGAGTTGTTGCGGGCCATCTTCCAGAACTGAAGTGACCACGCGGTTTTTTCTTCAGCAGTTAACGCTGCAAAGTTAGTTGTCGCCATTAGCAATACTCCGATGAAACGGTAAAAACAATGAGGTTCCTTTTCCCCGGTAACGTCGGAGTGACGAAGCGGGCACTATCGTAGCCCGAGCACGTATATAGGGAGATTTTACACAAAATCGCCACGTAAGCGAGCTATTACCGCATCTGGCAGGGCATCGAACTCTTCTTCCGTCAAACGGGAGATGTCGATCTCTGGCTGCTGCCCACCACCACCGGCTGGCACAGTGGGAGGCTGCTGTGCGTTAGCTTTCAGATTACGCTGCACAGCAGCGGAGCGCTGTGAAGTACCCGGTTTGGCAGCAGCGTTTTTCAGCGGGATACCGTACTGCTGCAACACCATCGCCGCTGCGCGATCCATAGCCTCGGCGGGCGTGTGGTGCTTACTTATGTAAGCGTCCTGAATGGTCAGCACTTCATCGACCATATCTTTGCTGAACGAGGTCGATTGCGGGTTGAATACGTCATACGCCTGTTCAAGCGTATGAATGACCCGCTCTTCGTCCTCCTGCAAGCGCATAGCCAGTAGCCGCTGCTGGATCTCTTTATCTAGGTTCGCAGGCTCCCCCCTAGCCCCGCTCTGTGCGATTGCCGCTTCGGCAGCTTTACGCGCTGCGCCTGTGAGCATCTCACCGAACAGCTTATTAGCGGTATCTAGGTCACCGTCGAGCGCCTTATCGAACATTTGTTTGGCGTTATCGCCAAAATCAAATTGCAGATCGAGTTGTTGGCTAACTTCTGCGGCGGCAGTACCCGGTATAGAGGCGTGCTGCTTGAACACCTCAAGATCGCGGAGATACGCTTCCATCTCCTGTACACGCGCTTCTGCCTGCCTACGGCGACTTGCCTCTTGCGCTAGACGCCAGCTAGGTACAGCACCTTCTTCGTGCTCCGGCTCTGCTTTTGCCTCGGG